TGCTTCAACATAATCTTCTGCGTGACCCCAATCTCTTTTAGAATCTAAATTACCTAGCTCTAAAGGTTTACCATTCTTTAACCATTGTACTAAACCTTTTGTAATTTTTCTAGTGACAAATTCTTCACCTCTCATAGGACTTTCATGGTTAAATAAAATACCACAATTTAAATGTAGATTATAACTCTCTCTATAATTTACTGTTAGATGATGAGCATAAGCCTTGGCGCAACCATATGGTGATCTAGGCCAAAATCTTGTAGTCTCTCTTTGTGGTGTCTCTAAAACTTTACCAAACATTTCACTCGTTGATGCTTGATAAAATTTTACTTTAGGGTGATTATGTCTTATGGCGTCAAGTATATTTAAAACACCATTGGCATTTGTTAGTGTTGTCACCTGTGGTTGTTCAAATGATAATGCAACAAATGATTGTGCCGCAAGATTATAAAACTCGTCTGGTTGTATTTTATCTAATAGTTTTGATATATTATATGGTTCAGTTAAATCTATGTCAACTATCTCTATATCGTCTCTAATACCTAATTCATCTAAACGCCAGTATCTTTTACCCGTATTACGTCTCTGAGCGCCGTAGACCTTGTATCCTTTATCTAATAGTAGTTTCGCTAGATAACCACCATCTTGTCCTGTTATACCAGTTATAATCGCCTTCTTCATAATCTTTTCCAACAAGTCATAACTCTAACTCGTTCTAACTCCTTATCATCATTTACATTAACAACTTCAATGTGTGTATAACCAAGCATCTTGGCATACGTTAGTCTTTTGTTTCCATATCTTAATCGACCATTCATTAATATTAAAGGCCAATTCATTTTGTCACCTATACTATTATATAGTTTAATAAAACCTGGTCCATCTATTGAACAATGACCAAAGTCTAATTTTTCTAAATCAGCAACTAAGGTTTCACAACCTTCTACTTTATTTTTTGCTTTCAAAATTTTCATAACCAACTTTTGCTATATAATAACTATCTACAATATCTGTCACAGGATTATTTAACTTACCCATATCAAAAGCTTTCAATAAATCAGCACCAGTATGATTTAGAAAACTATTATACATTAATTGTTTGTCTGCGTTTCCTTTACCTGACGCATGCTTCTTAACAACACTTGGCACAATTGTATCATATAATATAGTGGGTGACATCTGTAATCTATATTTAAGTATACCGCAGTTCTCAGCGATTTGAAATACTGCTTGACCTTTAGAGCCAAACGAATAGCCTTCAATAAAAACTTTTGCCGTATCTTTTTTATGATTGTGAATAATATCCAGAGCCCAAGTGGAAATATTTGTGAATCTTTCAATAGGAGTTTTGTATTCTTTATGTTCATAACCAAATATATTTTTACCAAAATTACCAATATGTTTCTTTTTACTTGTTAGAAAGTGAAAAGAACATTTATTAAAATCAAAACTATTATCTGCTATACAAATAGCAGGACTATTTAAACTATAATCAATTCCAACTATCGTCCGTTGCTTCTTCTGGTATTTCATGCTCACTATCTTCCTCTGATTCTACTTCATATCCACAGAACGGACAAGTTAAAGGATCTAGGTCCTGTTCTTCTTCGTCCCATACTATGGTATATTTAGTAGTGCAGTTTGAGCACTTCTTAACTACTTTTTCCATTACAGTTTAAATTTTTTAAATTGATCTTTCTTAACATCTTGTTTTATTCCACCAATAACATAACTTTCTATTTCTGTTTCTTGCGGAGCATTTTGTGTGCCTTTACTATTTAACCAATGATCTATCCAAGGTAGTGGATTAGATTTTTGTTCATACGCTGGTGTTAAACCAATAGCTTTCATTCTTCTATTAGCCATGTACTCTACAAATTGATGTAATAATTTTTCCGATAAACCTATCATAGAACCTTTAGAGAAAAGATAAGTTGCCCATCTTTTTTCTTCTTGTACTGCCTCATCATACATTGCATAAACTTCTTTATCAGTATCTTTAATCACTTTATCCATAACCTTATCTTTTTCATTATCTCTATAATTGTTTATAATTCTTTGTGAAACTGCTAAGTGCTGACTTTCGTCTCTTGCGATAAACGAAATAATCTTTGCTGATCCCTCTAATAATTTAAGTTCACCAAAAGCAAAACTACAAGCAAATGATACATAAAATCTTAAACCTTCTAATATATTTACTGTGATTAATGCTTTCCATAATTTTTTCTTTAGTTCATACTCATCAACTTTTGATTTATCTAAATGCCATTTATGACCTGCTAAGATTAAATCATCATAATATTGTGTTACAGATTGAGCTCTCTTTTCTATCTTCTCGTCTTTAATGATTGTATCAAATACATCACTAGGATTAGAATATAAATTTTTTATAATATATGTATAACTTCTACTATGGATAGTTTCCATAAAATCCCATGTCACTATACAACCCTCTAATTCTGGTAAAGAACAAAAAGGTAAGAATGCTAAACAAGGACCACGACCTTGTACACTATCTAACATAGTTTGATATTTTAAATTAGATGTAAATATATCTTTTTGTTCTGGTCTTAATTCTTGGTAGTCGTTTCTATCTTTTTGTAAAGATACTTCTTCTGGTCGCCAGAAATAACCTAACTGTTGTTGTGTCAACTTATCAAAGATTGGATACTTCATAGTATCATATCTTTGTACAGCCAAATCCTCACCAAAGAACATTGGTTGTTTTAAAAAACTGACATCTTTACCTTTATTAAAAACTGATCTACTCATATTATTTTTTTTCCTTTATTCCGTAAAAAAATTCGTCATCATCACCAAAAGTTATTTTCTGTTTATCTTCAACAGAATACTCAATAGATGATACTTTAAAGTCAGGAAACTTTAATTGTTTCGGGCTATAAGACTTATCATAAATTAACATACGATTATTTGGTTGTGCTGCGAAATAACCGTTGTCTAGTTTTAATATATTAAATGATTTGTGCTGTGTCGGTAGCTCACTAAACGTAGTATTTAGTAAATTACTATCCGCATGACAACTATCAATCGTAAACATATATGTACCTTCATGCCACACCTTACTAGGACTATAATACTTTGCTCTTTGTCCTTTTAAAAATCTTTTTTCTAATACAGATATATGATAACTAAAACAATCCCATAGTTCTAGTTCTTCTAATTTCATTTCACCTTCATAATTTTTTTTCCATACAAAAGCTGACAGTGGTAGTTTATCATATACTGCGCCATACTCTGGTAAATAAGTTTCAAAGTATAATGCTCTACCTTGTATAGACTTTACTGTAACCCATAGACCCTCAACTAATTCACCGTGACCTTTTTCTAAATCGTAAAGATACTCTTTCTTAACATATAACTCTATTGGTGGTAGGTTTGCTTGTAAAAACATTATATAGTACACGAGTCACAATTCTCGTCCTCCTCTTTTGATTTATCTTCCTCTGGAACATTATCTACAAAACCAATCGGGTGTGATGGTTCGTCAATATCTTTTTTAGCGTCATATGTATTTTGATAATAACTAGTTTTCCAACCTAGTCTATATGTGGTTAATAAGTCTTGTGCCATTTGAGATATTGGTACTTGGTTTTCTTCAAAGTGTTCTGGATTATATGACCAGTTTCCACTTATCGCTTGGTCGAAATACTTTTGCATTACTGATACTACGTTTATATAACCATCATTAGATTTCATATCCCATAGTAACGTATAGTTATTTTTAAGTTTTTTATAATCAGGTACCACTTGTTTTAGTGGACCTTTCTTACTTTTCTTAACACTTAAATAATCTCTAGGTGGCTCAATGCCGTTAGTAGCATTTGAGACCACACTAGATGATTCTGATGGCATTTGAGCAGAGAGTGTGCTATGTCGGAGTCCGTGCTCTTTTATTTCTTTCCTTAACCACTCCCAATCATAAGTTAGAGTTCTGGTTACAACCTCGTCTACCTCTTTCTTGTAAGTGTCTATTGGTAAGATACCATCAGAATATTTTGTTCTATTAAAGTATTCACATTGACCTTTTTCTTTTGCTAAGTCATTACTTGCCTTTAATAGATAGAATTGAAATGACTCTGTAAGTTTATCAACTTGACGCCAGCCTAATTTTTGTTCATATGAGTAACCTTTTTTGGCTAGATAATGAGCAAGACCTATATAACCTATACCTAAACTTCTTCTAGCCTTTGTAGATATTTCAGCAGCAATTACTGGATACTTTTGATGATCTATTATTTCATCTAAACTTCTAACAGCCAAATCGCATAGTTCTTCTAACTCGTCTCTTTTATCAATCTTTCCAACATTGATAGCAGATAGAATACAAAGAGCAATCTCACCTTCGCCATCTATGTGTTGGATTGGATCTGTAGGGAGTGTGATCTCTTGGCATAAGTTTGACATTCTAATCAAATCTTTAAATGATGAGTGAGTATTACAGTGATCTATGTTCATAATATAAATTCTACCTGTCTCTGCTCTTTCTTTTAGTATGTCAAAAAATAATTCTTGTGCTGATATTTTCTTTTTCTTAATACTTAATTTTCTTTCAGCTTTTAAATACAACTCGTCAAATTCTGGTGTGCCCCAAGCTTCATATAATTCTGGTACTTCGTGTGGTGAGAATAAAGTTATATCTTCTTCATTAATAAATCTTTCATAAAATAGTTTTGATAATTGTATTGAGTAGTCTAATTTTCTAACTCTATTATCTTCACTACCTTTATTATTTTTAAGTACAATTATATCTTCTATCTCTTGGTGCCAAATTGGAAAGTGTACAGTCGCACTACCACCTCTTACACCATTTTGTGTGCAACACTTAACTGTTGCTTCAAACTTTTTTAGAAATGGTATAACACCTGTGTGTTGTACTTCACCACCTCTAATTCTAGCATTGATACCTCTTATTCTTCCTGCGTTGATACCAATACCTGCCCTTTGGGCAACA